CACCCTCAAAAAGTATATTTCTTTTATTAAGTTTAACATATTTAACAAAATCTTGATTTACAGCCATACTTAATTTGTCAGTACCACAAAATATATCATTATTATAAATACCCATAATAACTAAATTTTTTTCTTTAATAAAATGACCTCTTAATAAACCAAACTTAAAATTTTGATAAGTGAATTTAGTTAGTATCTTTTTCATTAAGGTAGTTTTACCAGTAGCTGGTACTCCACCAATAGCTATACATTTCATATTGTATTATACTCAAATTTACCAGTATCTAAAAATATACTATATAAATTTTCCCTTATATTATTATTTTTACTTAATTTAGTTTTTAATGTTTCGTTTCTAGCATCCCAAAAGACTTGCCAATCTATACCTACCCAATCATCTTGTTCTACTTTTTTAATTTCAGTAGCTTGTCTGTCTAAATAATAACCTAAATATCTGCCTCTAGACTTTCTAAATATTTTTTTAAAAGAGCATAAACAAGTTTCCATTTGGTACAAATCAATATCTGTTTTATATTTATTTTTTAATTGTGATTGTAAGACTTTAGCTTAATTTTCTTAATAATATATACAATCTTTTGATAATTTTTTATTAACACATTCATCTTTACCTAAAGCAAAGCACAAACCATTTCTATGAGATTTACTACCTGATTTGTCTAATAACTTTAAATCATTTGGTATTACATTTAAGCCAACACAATCTTTAAGTGTTTGCATATAAAACCAAGTAGAATATCTACCAAATTTATATAAATGTTTAATTATGGTATTATTTAATAAAGTGTAATTACTTTTAAAAGAATTAAATACTTCTCTTTGTGTTTTATTATTTATAAAATTTCTATAACTTTCAAATTGTTGTGGTAAAAAACCTTTGTTGTATTTAGTATCGGTTTGATACCTTAATCTTTTATAATTTTTATTATTCCAATCTTTTAATCTATCTAAATCAACTAATTCAAAATCAGGAAACTCATTCCAAATTATCCAAGCAGTAGGTAAATGATAAGTTGTGCCATAAATCCAAGCAATCCAATATTTCTGTTCAATATTATGTTCATATCTATCAAAAAGATAATTTAACAACCATAATGCTGGGTCACAATCCTTATATTGGATTGACCAATAACACCAATACAAGAAAGCCTCTTTTCTATTTTCTTTTAATCTATAATCCATTAAAATAAATATGATCTAAACCAATACTTACCAACTTGTTGTATTGCTTTGTAGGTTTCTAAAGATTTTTTTTGTGATAATCCAGTAGTTTCTAAACTTTCTAATTTTAGTTTATCACATACCTTTTTATTGGGTATTATAAGTTCTGAATTATTTAAAGACTCATCTCTTAACTTCTTTTGTTGTTTTATATTTTGTTTTAAAGGTTGATCTGATCGCAGACTACCTTGTTTATCTACCGACCAAAACACTAGACCATTTCTTAAATGCCAAGTAATCGAACTAGGAGTGCAAGATAACTTTATTCTTTGCATATTGTTATCATACCAATAAGAAACAAACTCTTGCCAAATTTCTGTACCATATCCTTTACCCTCATACCCTTGTATGGTGCAAATTTCATATAAATTAATATATTTAGTTTTATCACTGGTTGTAGCAAATATAATACTTACAATTTTATTATTTTTAATTAATGCAAATGGAGGGTTATTAGTATAGTTTTTAAATCTAAACCACAAACTATGACTTTGTTGCAAAAATTTTTTATTTTTACCATCTTTATTATTACTTATACAATTTAAAACTTCTTGTTCATTAACAAATTTTATCATTGTAAATCTTCATTACTTTCTCTTATTTTTTGTTTAATTATTTTATTATTTATTACTTTATAATTTATACAACTATCTGTTTTGTTAAAATCTTTAAAACCACTTCTTTTTAAAATATCTTTTGTACTAGCTATTATTATAAATTCATCATTTTGTGTGTAATATAATGGTCTTTGTTCATTTCTAAAAAAATTTAAAGATTTGTCATTTAAAGATAAAATAATACTAGCTATTGAACCATCTAATTCTAAAGGGTGTAAACCTTTCGACCAATAGTTTAATAATATTTCTGAATCATTTTTTGTTTTAAAATACATATTATATTTATCAGTCCAGGTATTAGGGTCAGATTGTTCTATAACACCATTGTGTACTATTGAATAGGTTTCATTATAGATTGGCTGATTGTATTCTAAATCTGATGTGCTATATCTACAATGACCAATAATAATGTTAGTATTAATTTCAGGTAAATTAAAATTTTTAGCAAATGTAGGTATAATTTTATTTTTAAGTTTGTTATCTTCTATATAAGATATACCAGTAGAATGCTTACCTCTTATCATTGACTCATTTAATAAATTTTTAAATAAATTTAATGAAACTTTATTTTTAGAATAAATACCTACTACTGCACACATTCATTTAATATTGATTCTTTAATTTTTTTTGCTTTTTCAATTTCAAATTCATTTGCTACTTTTTTAGTATTAGTTTTTGCTCTATTAAGTTCATATTCAGAATTTCCACAATATATCATTTTTTCTCTATAATAACAAACAACACTTATTCTTTCATAATAACTATTAGTTGTTGTTTCTGTATTACCATGTAATTCGTGAACATCGAATATAGCTAGATCTCCATCTCCTAAATCTAAACCAATACCATATTTAGGTATAACTGTTATTGCACCATCGTATTGTCCTTGTGATATTACTCCTAAATTACCAAATCCCTCTTTTAAATCTCCATTATCATAATGACCAGCAGTCCGAAAATTTTTATTTACTGTTACTGTACTGAATGCAGTATCTTTAATTATAAAATCTTGTGCACTTTCTTCTGCCATTTTTTTTTGTATTTTATATCTTGCTGGTGCATGTTGTTTAAAGAAAGCATCTACATATTTTACATAAGGCAAACATTGATTATATTCTTTCCAGTTTCTTTGTGTGAACATAGTTCTTCTACAATATGGTATTCTTGGGTATCTATCACTAAACCCAATTATTGAACTTTTTACTGCTCTTGCTTTAGGTGATTTAGAAATTTTACCTGAAGCTAATTTAGGGTGAAATCTATTACCAACAATTTTACCTACAATTAATCCATCTAATTTATCTCCTACTTTAATATTCGATGGAATTGGTCCTGCGGCTTGACCTCTATTATTACTTATTGATATTGATTTTCTAAATGCATTACGACATTTATTTAAAACTTCTTTTGGTACAGCATTTTTTTTATAGACAGCTACTATATTACCATGTTCATTAACAATTTTAGTATCTTCTGTTATATGATGTTTAATTAAATCTTTATCAAAGAAAGTTCCTTTTAAATTAGAAATCTGTTCTTCGTCTAGTATAGGATTAAGTTTGAGAAGCTTCATTTAACACTGCTTTCAATACAGCATCAGAAATATTATCTATATTATTTTTTTTAGAAATTTTATCTATTGCTTCTCTGAATAAACTGTCGTTTTCTGGATTAAAGAATAATTGAACCATTTTAATATCATTAATTGTTTCTTCTTGAGATTCTATATCTTCATTTAAATCAATATCTGATTCCTCATCAGTTTTTAATAATAAATTATCTAATTCATCATTACTAAAACCTAAAGTATCTAAATTTACATTTTCAGATAACAAATCATTAAATTCTAGATTAAGCAATTTAGTATCCCAATTTGCATCTTGATTTAATCTGTTATCAGCTATTCTGTATGCTTTAGTTTGATTTTTAGTCAAGTCAGCTATTTGAACTGGAACTTTATCTATTCCAAGTTTTTTTGCGGCTTCAAATCTTGTATGACCGACTATAATTACGAAATCTTTATCAACTACTATGGGTTGTTGAAATCCAAACTCTTTTATGCTAGAAGCAACTTTATCTATGTTTAAATTTTTTCTAGGATTATTAATATATGGTAAAAGTTTATTAGTTTCTATTAATTGTATTTGCATGACTAATTAATAAACAGTTTTTATGAAAGATCAAGACAAAAAACCATTGATAGTTCCACAAGAAAGACACGAATTAACCTCGCAAGGTAAGAAATATACAACTCTTGTTATGGTTAATGTAAGAGAGTGTGGACTTGATTATATGTTTCACAAACATCTCATAGTTGATTATCAACATAAAGCAGGAATAAAATTTAGACAGATATTTGAGAGTAGTGCTATCGGAGGAATGAAAGGTAGAGATTTAGGTGCTTTTATTATAAGTGGTGCTAAAGATAAAGTTTCTTATGGTGCTTTACATAACATTCAACAACTTGTTGAGATTCATAAAGTATTAGGAAATAAAGGTTTTGAGATTGCTTCTTATATTTGTGGACAGGATTATTCATTAAAACAAACAAGAAACATTTTACATATTGATCAAAGATATATGGGAAGTA